TTAATATCTTACATATTTCCCATAGACATAACCCCCATGTGGAGGATAATAAATATGTATCCAATCTCCTTCTTTACGGTATAATTGTACTTTTGATCCATTAGGTAAAGCACCTAATATTCTACTAGATGTAGATTTCTTTTCTCTAATATTTACACCACTCGGTGTATTTATTGTACCTGTTTTACCATCTAAATTAATCCAACTACTATTATTTGTAGATGGTTGACTTGGTGTTACATTTGAAGATGTGCCTAAAACACCATTTACTATTGCCTTAGCAATTCCATTCATTCCATATTTATTAAGTATGGCTACATCTCCAGAACTATCTATGAAGCATACTTCTATATAAATTGTTTTTGCTTTAGTTCTTTTAGTTAGTGCTAAAGGTTGGTCTTTAATCCCTCTATTTCTAAAGCCTAAATTATTTAATTGCTTTAATACTCTATCTGCTTCTATTAAATACTTACCACTATAGGTATACACTTCTGATCCATAACCACCTACTGTAGTGTTAAAATGTATACAGATGTTTAAATCTGCATTTACTGAATTACATAAAGCTACTTGTTTATTTAAACTTTCTTGTAATGTTGATGCATAATCTACTCTACATATATTAGTGCTATGTCCTCTGCCTCTTAATTCTTTATCTATTTCTCCTACTAGTTGCCTTGTTAATACTTCTTCTTTTAATCCGCCTATTCCTCTAGTTCCTACATCTCCACCGCTTAATGTATGTCCTGGATTTAAATTAAATAACATAAAACATTCCTCCTAAAATTTAATAAAAAAAGAACAGGTTTATTCCTGCTCTTTACTTTCCTTTACCGCTTGTCTAGCTGAACTTTGTCCAAAATAAAACCCTATTATTAATGTAAATACACTCAAAAATTCTGTACTTGATATATTAGTTTTTAATGCTAAAATGCAAAATACTATAGTAGTTAGTAATGCTATAATCTTTTTTATCTGTAGAAATTGCTCTAAAAATTTCATTTACACATCTACCTTTCTACTTAAAAATATTATGTTGAATTGCATATAAAAAAAAGCTTACTAAGCCTCCTACTGTTAATCCTACATACCATTTCAAAACAGATACAAGTTGCTTTAATTGATCACAAAGATTCTCCATTTTAGCATCTGTCCTGGATTGGCTTTGTTCTATTTTATCAATTCTCTTTGAATGGTCATTAAGCCTAATATCATGAACATTAATTTTTTCCTCTATCCTTTTATGTTTTTCTTCGCAGACTTTTAATTCCACATTACACCTCCAGTGATTTAAAAATAAGCAAAATAAAAAACACCTATTAGGTGCCTACTTTGCCTTTATAAAATTATTTATGTCGCTTTAATTATCTATTGTGTAACAACTTTTTCTGTAGTATCTTCTTTAGCAGTTGGGTTAAAGGTATAGAATACATTTAGTTTATTATTCATATCTTCCTTTTCATAGTAATTATTATCAATTAAATTTTTTAATAAATCATATAATATCATATTATTTACCTTCCTTTTCAAACCAGAAGGGCGCTCATAATAAGCTGAAAATTTTTGATTAACAGGTATTATGGATTTAATATTACTTTCTTGCTCCACATTACTTCTTATACTTTCTGCTTGAACTCTTATTCCACAAGCTAAAGTACTTGTAACAATAACTGAAAGTGCCATTAAACATGCTATTATTCTCTTTGATTTCATAACATATTCACCCTTCTAAAATGCTTTACTTGTATAGTCTATATTATAGTTATTCTACGTAAAAATGTAATTTCCATTCCATATATGTGATATATATGAAACTTTTTTTGCATTTTAAATAAAATTATAATAAAAAGACTATCTGAAATCTTGCATTTCCTTATCACAATTTTTTCCTAAATCATAAAAGAAGTTCATATAATAATTATACAAACTTCTTTTATAAATTCCTAAACCTATTATTTAATTATAAAATTGGTACTATTCTTATTGATACACATTTTGAATTGCTACCGGCTCACTGTCAACGTAATAATGTACTTCTGCTCTTGTCCAATCATTATATGTTCCAAACCCAGCTCCATATCTTCCTCTTGTAGTTTTATCACTGCTAAGCATATCCACTTCTGTATTTCCATCATAAAATATTACTAGAGTTTTAAAATAATGAGTATCACCATCATATGAATTTATTTCAGTGTGAACTTGATTATAACCATCTTGATAAGTATTACATTTAAAATCTGACTTATTTATACGCCTACTTAAAGTAGTTAAACTCTGCGTATTATTTGGCATAGTAGATGCAGCTTTTACATTTGTAAAAGCTAAACCAGAAGATAAAATAACTCCACATAAAGTAGTAGTTAAAAACTTAATTTTTTTGTTCATGAAATCATTTCCTTTCCTTCAAAAATGTGCAATAAATATTACACTGTAAATGTTAACACTGTAGGAATTAAATGTAAAATTTTGAATTCAATCATATTTTGAATTTATTCATTCAAATCTACTGTTATATCCAAAAATACAGTTAAATTGATATTTTTTAAAAATATTGCATAAATTATCATGACTTTTTATATAGTTAATCAACTTCATAATTTTTTTGCTTTAAGTAAATTTATTTCTACTCAGTTTTAAACTTCTTTTGTATGTTCTAATATATAATCCTCTATAGCTTTTCTATAATCTTTATTAGTTACATCATCTAGGATGTATACCTTACCTGTCTTTGGATTTAAACCTTCATCTACTATTCTCTCCGCACATATTCTTACTATCACCATATTAACTTCCATTATAAAATACCTCCATCTAAATTATTGTCTGCTTGTAAAAGCAATTGATTTTCTAATTCTTGCTTTTCTCTTTTAAGTTTCTCTTCATTGGTTTCTACACGTTCCATATATTGTGTTATAACAATTAAATCTTTTAAGTTGCTAGTGTTTTTATTTTTAGAAATATCTATATGATATTCTATTGCATTTTTAAAATTATTTTCATTATAACTATACGGTAAATCTATGAAATCTATTTCTTTTGGTCTTAAATCTATATTTGAAGTTGTAACTATTTCACCGAACGAATTATTTAAAATAACACCTGTATTTTTATCAAATATTAATCTTTTACCAAATTGCATTTTATCACCCCTATTCTATTGCTACCCATTTAAAATTACTATGGATATATTGCAAAAATGAGCTTTGTTTAATAACAAATCCATTATTAGTTGCTGTTATATCATCTGTAAAATTAGTTGAAAATTGAAAATTATTGCCTGATCCTGCACCGGCACGTACTAAAAGCGTAGATCCTTTTAATTGGTCATATGTGTGCTGTCCTCCACATATAAAGCCATCACTAGTGTATATCATGTTTATTGTAAAATCTACATAATTGGGACTTCGATTTTCCCAACCAGATATTAATATAATACTTGGTTTAAAATCTAAATAAGATATTATATAGTTTTCTGTAAATTCAACTTCTGTAAGTTCTCCTTTAGCATACTTTTTACCTACATTTATATTAGCTACTTTATTTATTAAATTTAACAATGTTTCATTACCGGCTGATGGTTGTTCTTTAGCGGTTAAATTAGTAGCAAAAGTATTTTTCAATGTTTGAATTTTATCATGTTGTTGTTGAAAGGTATCAGTGGCCAACAATGGACTTCCAACAACGCTGGATATCAGATTCTTACCATTATTGGCATTTGTAAAAAGCTCATTTATAGCTCCTGTGATTGTTTTATCTTTAGTTAATCTTTTATTATCTGTCGTAATATCAGCCAAATCTGACTTAATACTAGTTATATTTTCCTCGTTTTTACTTACTCTTTTACTTAAATCTATCATATTACTATTTATTATCTGTATGTCTTTCTGTGTTGCTAATATAACTGTTGGATCTACTTTTAAAGTTACACTAGATGTATTACTTACTTCCAACATCATTCTTATAACCAAATCTTTTGTACTTCCATCTTGAGCCTGTGGTTTATATGTTTCTGGATATTTGCCTATGGCTAACATATTATTTTCATCATCAAAAACTCCAGCTTCACGTATCATAAACCCGCCAACTGAACTTGGTATTATAACTTCTATAACTACCCAGCTAGGATTGTTTTCATCTACCCTAATAGAATTTATATTGCCTTGCCATACTTCGTTAACTAAATCCTCCTGTTCTTCTGTTGGGTTATAATATTTTCCTTTACCATCCCCAACCTTAAGAGTTGTAAAATTAACTTTGTTTCCTAATGCAGTTGCATTAGCTATTTTCGCTTTACCTATTTTAGTTAGTATTGTATAAAATTGCTCTGCCATTAATTAAGCCTCCTTTCTAGGATATACTGTTATATTTTCTACTCCTGTATTGCTACCCATAGCTATATTAACTTTACCTCTAGATGTTATGTCTTTAGGCATCCATGGATATACAGTTATTTCCTCACCACTTGTTATAGCACTAGCATAATAAATATTAGTATTTATTTTTTGGACTAAAGTAGAACTTAACATCATATTACATGGAATTATATATCTAAAGTTATCTATTATTTCATTAAACATACTCCAATCAAAAGTATTTATTTCTACTTTTAATACATATTCATCATTAAGTACTTCAACTTTATAGTTACCCTTACCAAATATAGTGTTTAGCTTATATTCAAGTGCTCTATGAGTTATAGGCATCTTATCCATTTTTCTATTTTTAATTCTTAGCTTTCTAAACTCTAATGTATCATTTAATAAATCAGCTCTTATCTTAAATAGTGTTTCTCGATGCTTTATCCCATACTCTGTTGCTGTATCAACAAAGTTTTCTTTTAGGATTCTTTGTTGCCCTTTTTCTAATAACTCAAGCTCTCCATCTTCTGTAGAAGTAATTTGTTTAAATTCTTCTATATCAGATATTTGTGGCGGTAAAAAATCAATTAATTTCTTTTTCACTTAATATCACCTCTTTAAACATTGGAACTTCTTCAGTTCCTAAAGTTAAATTTTCCTCTTTATCATTTATTTTAGTGTTAAATAAATCAGCTACACCTTCTACATTCAAAATTCTAGCTTCAATTTGGCTAATCCTAACTATCGTATTATCCTCTTCATGCCATTGTTTTCTAAGGTTTAACAGATAATCTTTAATAACTTTTTCTATATCTTCTTGAACTTGACCAATAGTAAGTCCTCTCTTTAATAGAAGTTTGGTTGCTATAGTTATTTCTATATCTTTAGCACCTAATACAGTAACTACATGGCCTACTGGAGCAACACCAAAACCTTTGCCTTGGTTTGGTACTGGATCTAGTATAGTTTGTACCTTGTCTATTAATTCTATTGTAGGAACACTATAATCACTATCTAAAAATACTATCTTTACAGTTCCACCACCATTCCATATAGGAAATACCTTTACGGTTCCAACACCTTCAATAGCTCTAGTTCTAATTTTATAATCTGCTATGTTACCACCATAAGGTTTCTCATTTAAATGCTCTATATATCTATCATATAAACTCTGGTTACTTTCAACATCTTCTCCTGGTATAATAAGTTCTCCTAATGTAGCAATAGATAAATCCTCAATATATTCAATTGGTATTAACGGTCCTATTATAGAGTTTCCCTCTATACCTGTTGTTTCACATTGCATTTTATATAAACCAGTAGAAATTTTTTCTACTGCAATAAAATTAAAATCTTCGATAGAAAATCTACTATTCAAAGGAATGTCTATTAATTCATTTTCTTCGTTATAAAAGTATCCTTTTTTAATTGCATAAGTTGCTTTTTCTCTTTTAAGGCCTTCCTCTGCAACTCTTAAATCCAAAAGTTCATCTGGCATATCAGGGCTTGCAAAAGTACATTTTAAAAAATAATCCATATCTGAATACATTTTAGCAACTTCTTGAGCTGCTGGTGCTAAAGCATTATAAATTATAGAACCTTCTCTTTTGTCTAAATCATTAGATATTTTATTCATCATTCTATCTAAAATCACTTCTTCGGTTTGATCTTCAAACAACTACTATCTCACCACACTTTCAGTAAATTCTCCATAAATAGAAAAGACAGTGAATTCTACAAAAACACTGTCTCCATTGTATTTAAATATAAAATTATCAACATTGTTAATCCTATCATCTTGGCTTAAAGCTTCTTTTATTCTACGTTTAAATTCACTTTCCGCTATTGATTTATCCTTTCCAATAACTCCATCAAGTTCACTTCCATAGTTCCAACTATAGATAAGATACTCATATCTTTCTGTATTTAAGATTAATCTTATTGCTTGTTTTAAAGCTTCTTCACCATCTATAAATCCTACTATTCTATTATCTTTAATTTTATAAGTCTTTGTTGGTTCGATTATTTCTTCCATTTCTAGATCATCAGATATAACTGCTCCTTGTGGTAATATACTAACCTCACTCACACCTACACCACCTTATCTAAGATTACATACTGTTGGCCACCTTGAATTCTAAGCAATAAAACCTTATCTCCTTGTTTTAAACCTTCTCTAATTAATAATTTATCTAAAGATGTATTTAGGTTACTTTCAATAGAATTGTTTATATAAGTATGAGTATGTTTTAAATCTATTTCATATCTAATTAAGCTTTCAGGAATAATAAAAAAATCTCTATCTAATATAAGCTTTTGATCCACCTTTATTTTTAAATACTCTGCATTTATAACTTCACCAAAAGTTATTTCTACAGGTTTGCCAGCTCCTACTGCTCCCATACTTGCTTTTTTAATTGTATCCATCATTCCCATATCTACACCACCTTTAAATCAAAGTCCATTACTAAATTGCCTTTTTGAAACTTATGTGTAGCTTCTTCTATAAGGTAATACTGTTTTATTCCCTTTTCTTTTATATCCACATACACACCACTACCAGCTCTTAATTTTAAATCCGCTGCTATATCTGTGCTAATAACATCTTTTAATTTTAAAGTTTTAGTTTCTCTATTTTTAAGCTTTAATGCTGCATTAACCATCTCTTGAATCTGCGCCTTGTTCATTTTTTCATCTACTTTTTTGAAATACTGTAATCTTCCCCACCTAGCAATGTTTCTGCTATCTTGTGCTATATAAACATCTCTACCCTTAGTATCTTTATTATCTCTTACTATTTTAACTCTATTATAAGTATCACTATCTATACTATTTTTCCAATCATAATCTCCTAAGTTACTATCATCACTAATAACTACAGGTTGCTTCATGTTATTTATATTTTTTAAGTTTAAATATCCAAAATCATCATATAATGTATAAGTTCTTTTATTATTCATTAGGGTTTTTTCTAAAGAACTATATATTATATCTAGTAATTTTTTATCATCTTCTAATAACTGTGGTATAACATATCCCGTATCTTCTATAGTTCCTACTCTCAATCCTATATCTTTAGCAATTTGTATTAAGATTTGGCTTGCTTTTTTATTTTTAAATACATAAGTATCATTAAACAGTAAATATCTCAATTGATCATAAGCAGTTACTTTTATAATTGGATTTTTACTTCCTCCATTTTCAAATGTATATCCATAAAACACTGGATTACCATCTACTTTAAAACTTATTACATCACCGTTGTTTATAGTAATTTGCTTATCTTTTAATATTTCAAAGTCCAAACTAGAAGGCTTATCTTTTCTTTTAGTTTTCCAGGTAACTTCACTTGTTAATTCAGATATATCAAATACATTCCCATCTTTATTATCCAGTAATAATTGTATATTCAACCTATCACCACCTATGGAAGCCTTAAAACTTGTCCTGTATATATTAAATTAGGATTCTTGATCTTGTCTTTATTTAGATTATAAATTTGTGGCCACTTATTACCATCACCTAGGTATTTTTTGGATATGTGCCACAACGTATCATTACCGCTAACTGTGTGTGTTTTAGGTTTATTAGTATTACTTGGTCTTGGTGGATTACTACTTGTTTTAACCGCTTTCTTATTACTATCCTTCTTATTTACTATAACTACTTTTTTAGCAGCATAGTTTTTATACCTCTTGAGTTCTATAGAATAATGTACATCTCCAACTTCTCCACCTTCTTCATAAGGCTTGAAGTTTTCTACAGTGAACAGATCATTGATTTCTAAAGGGCTACCGGTAAATATAAACCTTATTTTTTGTTTTTTATCTCTCCATTCTCTAATTTTCCCAATATAAAAGCTCGGTTCAAATAATTGTTCCGAGCTTACATAAGGACCTTTATGTTTAGGAAAGAAACTTTCAAAACTTATTTCAGTTAACTTAGGTTTGTTTATTGTATTAATTTCTCCTAAATTAATTATATCGTATATTTTATTGTCTCCATCTTCATCAAACTCAACTTTCTCTGGTAACACTGGGAGTATAAATCCTTCTTCACCATCATTAATTCCTAAATACATTTTGTAATTCATTAAGCATATACCCCCTCTGCACTATTGACTAATTCATTTTCCATATAAGTTTCTATTTTAGATATTATTTTGTTTATGTCTGCTTCTTCTTTAATATCTCCAGTAGTAACTTGTACTGTTGGAGTTAGAGTTACAAAGTTTTGTATGCTTTCCATTTCTGCTAAATCTCTCATCATCTCTAAGTGTTCGTTACTGATGTCAATTTTATCATCTATATTTGCAAGATGTTTATTAGCATCTTTTAATCCTTTGTTTCCACTTGGAGATTTACTACCTTTATTTTTACCACCATCTCCTGCAGTTCCTAATGCTCCCGGTCCTTGTGCTTTATTCCATGCTGCCATATCTGGCGTTTTTTGTTGTCCAATTGATTTTTTTATTCCCGCAAAACTATTTAAAGCATTACCTATACCTCTTGCTACTCCTGCACCTTTATTATATCCAAAAGTTGCAGCTTCTTTATAATCCATTTGCTTCATCCTAGGTATTTTGACAACACCTTTTTTGCTTTCGGCCACTGGAATTTTACTTATAAGATTATCTAGACCACTGTGAAGATTAGTTTTTACCCCTGGTATCATATTAATCAAATCAGTTAACCCTTTTGCTAAATTACTAATCCATTCTAATATAGTCGTACACATATCATAAAAAAGTTTTTTTACTGCATAAACCGGATCTATAAATAAGTTAGCGAAAAATTCTGCAAAACTAGCGAATCCATTCCATAAAAGCCCAATAAGATTATATATAAATGCAAAAGTAGCTCCAAATAATCCTCCTATAGAACCTAGTATTTGTTCCGCAGTAACCCCTGATTGTATTAAGATATATATAAATAATGCTATTGAACCTATTATTAGTAATATAGGCCAGTTAACCATTAACCATGCAATCCCCATAGCTACTAATGTTGTTATAGTATCCCATAGCACTGGAATTAGCATAACAGAAAAATATAATATTGTAGAAATTAGTATAGGTTCTATTATTGACCAATTATCTTGTACTATTTGTCCTATCCAACTAATTACATCTATAACCAAAAGTATACTATTCACAATTATGTTTATCCCTATACTTATTCCGTCAAAGAATGGTTGAAAATCACCATTCTTAAATCCTTCATTTATAGCACTTAACAAAGGCTTTAAAGATTCAAGTGCATTTTCTGAAGCTTGTGCAAAAGAGGTCTCTATGTTTGACTTAAGGTTATTAAGTTGGGCTATTGCAGATTGGTTAAATTCTTCCAAAGCTTTATCAGTGGCACCTTTTTGAGCTAATAATTTATCAAATTTACTTATAAACTCATCCATACTTTTGGACGCTTTTAATATTTCTGCATCGGCTTTACCAAATCCAAATCTAGATTTTAAGGACATAAAATCTCCACCTAAGGCTTCTTTCAATGCAAATCCAGCTCCCTCTAAACCTTGGGTTGGATCTAAGAACGCTAATTTTTCAGCTGTTTTATTTAAATCCATAAGTTTGTCTGTATTCTTTGTAAATTGAATAAAGCTTCTAGTTATAGTATTAAATTCTTTTAATCCATATACACTCTCATTTGCATATTTGTTAAGATTCCCAAAGAAAGCTTTCCCTATATCTTTGTTACCTAACATTCCACTTATGGTAATTAATTGTTGTTCTAGCCTTGCTCCTCCACCTATAGTTAGGTCTATTCCTTTTTTAGCAGTTTGAAATCCTAAATAAGCACCTATAAGATTTTTTATCTTACTTGTTAGCACATTCGCTTCACCAGAACCCTTGTTAAAAGATTCATTTAATTTTTCTTGATTATTTTTAGATTTATCTTGTGTGTTAGCCAATTCTTGTAATCCAGCAGAAGCTCTTTGAATTGCTCCTCTTGCAGTATTTAAAGTATTTGTTATTCTTATATCTTTGTTAGCTGAATTATTTAAATTATCCATAGCACTTATAGTTAAATTTAAAGCCTGTGTAACTTGTTGAAGTGGACTTGTCATCTGGTCAAACATTTTTAAACTTGCTGATACGGTTGCCACTTTACCACCTCTTTTTTCAAAAAATAAAAGCACTCCATTCTTAGAGTGCTTTAGCTCCATTAGTCAATTGACTAATTACGTTATAGGGATATTCTTGATTTTCCATAACTAAAGTGTAGCTTTTATTACCAACTTGAAAACCTATCCCATTAATATATAATTTCATCGATGTCAATTTAGATAATGGAAATTCGAATCCGTTTTCTATAGACGTAAAAATTACCCTTTGATTTGTTACGAATATGTTTCCTTCATATGAATATTCTACATCCTCCCTTATAGGAGTGGATTTTCCTGCACCAGTTCTATATGATAAACCTTTCGTAATTCTTATGCTTATACCAGATGATTTTCCTGTATAACCAACAGTTTCAGTTCTATTTATAACTCTTCTAGCCATATCTCCATAATAACAACTTTCATTAGTTTTACAAATAAAATCATTAGTATTTATAGTTACTAATTCACCTCTGTCTATAATTTTAAGCTCTTCCTCACTTATGTATGGGTTATAGTATTCGTTAGCTATTTCATTATTGGATAGTTTACATCTTTTTATAAGAATTTTTAATATTAATAGAGATAAAATCATAAATATGATTAAAGTAAATCCACTACTTATATATCTGTCTTTAAATAAAAATATACTAGAAACAAAGCTAACTATTGCTATAGACCCACAAAAAAACATACCTAAATAATATATAATTTTTCTCATACTATCCCCCACTTAAATATTAAATTATTTTAATAATAGCAAATAATGGGGTTTATTTCAATATTATCTTCTTCTTTTAGCTTTATCCATTTGTTTCTTTTCGTTTTCTATATGCAAATCAATGCTAGCATATATAAAAGCTCTTTCTCTTCTATCTATTGGATCTAACGGAGATTTACCAACTAATACTCCTGGTCTAATCTTTAATCTATGGAGGGCATAGTGAGCATAATTAGCTTCACCATCCCCTCCCTTGATTAGTTTTTTCCTTCTTCTACTAACTCCTGTATTCCTTTATCGTAGCCGTTTATTTCACTTACAACACTACCCCATTCCATGTATTCGCCATCACTCATTTTAGACTTCATAGCCTTAAGTAATTGTTCAGCTCCCATAACACCCCATGCCTTTTGCAACTCTGCATTTTTTAAGTCTGGGTAAACAGTAGTTTCTATTATTTGATTAGCTATAAATTTATCTTGATCAGTTTCACTCATTTTTTGACCTTTAACTATTGTTATCTTTTTACACTTTTTTCTGAGTTCGTCTCCTTTATCAGCACTTATAGGCTTAAACTTCATCTTTTTCTTTTTGCCACCTATGGTTATTTCTCTTTCTATTTCTTCTACCTCTTCAAAAGAATCCATTAAAAAATCTTCAAAATTATTCATTATATACTCCTCCTATTAACCTAATACTGGTTTATTAAATTTATCTAATAAATCTACATCTTCAAATGTAAATGACATTTCTTCTTCTAAAACTTCACTTTCAACATCAAACATTGCCATGTTGACCTTATCTAAATTACATTGTTTTAATACTACTGTTTGCTTACCTAGTGCACTTGTAGGATCCTCATTTGTAACAGTCATATCAAAATAGACATCTATTCCATCTTTCATATATTTAAGCATTAAATCTCTAAATAAAGATGTAGCATAATACACTGTAAGCGTTCCTGTTCCCTTCCAACCTGCAGCTTTATTTTGAGTTCCTCTATGTCCTAAAGTTTTTACTTCTGTTTTAAGTTTCTCTACTTCTGATTCAACCTTCTTTGCATAAAACAATTCTTCATTTCTACCTTCAATAGTTATATAAGCTCTAGCTTCTTGTCCACTAATAGTATCTTCTGCTTTAAAGAATCCCATTTACTATTCCACCTCCACATCCATATATAGTTTTTCCATAGCATCTATTGGTTGTACCCCAACTCTAGCTACTACAGAATCTTTATCTTGTCCTCTTTTAATTTCAACATCCTCTGGTACAACATTCTCAAGTGCTCCAATTCCTTGTAGTTGTTCTAAAAATTTAATTACATCCTTTTTATACAAATTTCTTCCATCTTCACTATTATTACCTTTACCAATGTAGCTAGTTTCCCATAATAACCTAGTGCCATTATTTACTTCAAAAAGTGTACGAACCACTCTATTTTTTCTATAATCTTTTCCTTTATCTTCTGTAAAACTTTTAAATGTATTAATATCCTGTTCTATTACTACTTTTCTATTACTAATAGTAAAGACTATTTCTCCGTTTAATAAAGCTTCTTCTATTTCCCTGTTGGTGTATTTAGTATCTACATCAATAGCACCTGGATATTCTAAGTAAGTATTTGATTGATTTACATTTGCTCCAGCAGTAGCTCCAGTTACAAATGCAACTGCTTGATTGGATTTTATTACTGTATTATCACTTAAAATTACACCATTTTTAACAGTAATAACATTTTCACTATCAGCTTCAGGATAATTTTCTAGTATCAACTGCACCTGTCTACCATCTTCTTTAAGTCTCTTTATAAATGTAGTTGCCACTGCTTTTATAGTAGGATCTTTAGTTGGAATACCAATAGCATGAAATTCATAAGGTTCTATAACTGATAAATAATCAGTATATCCTTGATTGGTAACAGTACCATCAGCTCCACCTTTAAGTGGTAATCCAGCAGAGGTTTTTAATTCTCCAGTTCCTTTAAAATCAACATAATCATTAGGCTTCAAATCTTCTATAGTTCTAACTAATTGCTTATCTATCTTATTTCCTTCAAATATAGTTATAACTTCAAAACTTCCTGTGAAATCTATACTGTTTTGAATTACTATAGTAATATTATTTCCTTTTGTTCCAGTATATTTAGCATTTATAGTTAATCCTTCCAATGTAGCAGTAGCTTTAATTCCTTCATTAAGTCTATATAAAAGCAATGTTTTAGCTTTCTTTAATACTTCTCTAATAAGTAATGCACTTTCATCAGCTATATTGATACCTAGTACTTTAGATAAATCATCATCAGCGTGTATTGTTATAATTTCTTTTTCAGGTCCCCATGGTAGCTCTAATGGTAGAGTTGCAATTCCTCTTTCTCCTATTGGCGTTTGCCCTTGCTTTTTAGACTTAAAATTTATATAAGCCCCTGGTCTAATTTTATTTTGTCTTTCCCAAGTTCCACCAGCCATACTATTTCACCTCTTTCTTATTAAAGTCTTCTAAGAGTTTATTTACTTCTTTTAAGCTATACTGTTCATCTTTTAATAAAGCTTTAAGTACATCTATTTCTATTACTGTAAACTGTTTTGAATTTACTATTTGTTCTTTGGTAAATTTAATTTCTTGTTCTTTATCTACCATTTAAATATACCTCCTGTTTCAATTTATTCATTTTAGGAGCTTCTTCAATCTCTTTTAAAACATGATAATTAAATTGCAACATGAAGTGTAAAACTCCATCTATAACCTCATGTGTCATTTCATTAGACCTATACAAACTATTATTTACTTTTATATATTCAAGCACCTCATAAAGCTTATCAGCTATATCATTACAATCTGAATTAATATCTTCCTTATCACTAAAATAATGAATGTTGAATGATATATTTTTCTTATACCTAACGTTGATCTCTTTATCTTGACCTGAACTTAAAACCTTAACAAAAAAACAAGGTTCTTCAAAACCTTGTTCAATCTCTTCACCATATATATTTATGTTAGGAAATTCTTTATCCAATGTTTGATTAATTCCTATCCTTAAATCATTTATATTTGCTATATTATCACTTCCCTTAAGCTCTACCATTAAGTATTTGATTTAATAATTCTACTTGTTTTCTTTCTAAAAACTTAGGTAACTGCCTTTCAATTTCTTGCATTGATATTGTAGCCATAAATCTACCTTCAACCCAGCCTTTATGATTTTTAGTTCTATGCCCATACTCGACATAAGAAGCATAATCCACATTATTAAATATCTCCACTGCATAAGAATCACCTTGCTTTACTACATTTCCCACTTGCCAGTTACGTCTTAAATGCCCTCCTGTTTTAGAGCTACTAGTTGTAAAACTTACCTCTTTACCATCCTTAGTTGTAAAGGACACTTGATTACTATAAACACCTATTGGAGTTCTCTTTTTAATCTTTCTTTCAGCTCTAAATGCCATCTCCAATAAAAATTCTCTTATCCATCTTTCAATTACCCTTTCATCAAGTGCCTTTTGAAAACTCTTGGCCATCTTCTTAAAATCAGAGTAATCAAAACTCGCTAATCTAGCCATTAAGCTTTATCCTCTTTATTTAAAATAACTTCCTGATGTGTATAATAAGGAAATCCTTCTCCAGCTTTATATTTAGTTATAATTCCAAATTGGTTAGTAATTTCTATTTCATCACCTTGTTTAATCTCTAATTCAGGGACAATAAAAAGCTTAAGTTCATAATTTATATTATTTGTTGTATCACTTTGATTATTTTTACTTAGACTTTGTTTTGATACTTTACAAGATTGCTTTTCATACCTAGGAATTGGATTAATACCTGTTTTAGTTTCTTTAGTTACTGGATCTTTATATTTTTCATACCCATAAATATTACAAGTGCAATCATACAGGCTTTCAATAGCTTTTCTTGCTTGCTTTCTAGCCTTTTCTATACCTTTAAGCATATTACCAAACCAACTTTCTATATTTATGAAGTTTAGCTTTATAGTCTTTTACTAGGCTATCCTTAAATTCAGCATTAGCAGTTCTATAGCTTATAGAAGTATCCCCTTCACTTATAGAGGAAATGGAACCTAAAGGATTCTCTTCTTCCCCTAGGTTATCATTTCTATATATATCTATAGACATTCTTAAAATAGTATTATTTAATTCTTCTGGGATTTCTTTTATGTGACAATAATTCCTTATTGTTTGTTCAGCATCCTCTATTGCGAATTGCAATAAAAAATCCTTGGAGTCATCATCCAAGGATATACCTAAAAGCTTTTTTAATTTTTCTAATTGAGTCATTAAACTCACATCCAATCTATTAACCTCTTGAAATAATTCTAGCTATTGCAATAGCTTTATGATCTATATATTGTTTAGCACTTCCTGAACCTCCATCATTAACAAGCTCCCAGTTAGCACCATTAGCAAGTTCTTCATCTGTTGGTGATAATGTTGTTTGGGATTTCTTTATATAAGAAATTCCATAAGGAGCAAAACATTTTCTTTGTCTAGAATAAAGCGTATCTTGTCCTCCGTTAGTTTTTGGATCTCTTGACATTTCATACGGAACTTTAGCACCAATATTCTCATAGTCAAAAGCTCCATCACCTAATACATAAGTTGTATATTTTGTATATGCTTCTATATCACCAGTTTTAGGCACTTCTTCTATTGGCATTGAATCATCAATTAAAACAGTTCTTCCGTTCCATGTTGCAAGTTGTAATTCTCTTTCAATACCTGTTTCATCTGTATATTTAAGATATGATAGTAATTTAAGGTTCTCTAAATTAGTAGCAACGGCACTATGCATAATAGCTAGGGTAAATTTAGATTTATTATCACCGCTAGCCTTTTGAATAGCTGTATTTAATGTAGTTGATCCTACAACATTTTTATCATCTGCTAATGTTGTTATATCTAATGTATGGTTATTAACGAACTCTAAATTTTTAGCACCTGTCATTGAGTATATACCCTTTAATATTGATAATAATGTGCCTTGATCTATATCATCCCAATATTCTCCCACTTGATTTCCTACATTATCCATGAAGTTTACTCCACCAGTTATATCTTCTGAAAAGTCACTTTCTACCCATGCCTTAGCTCTACCAACGACTACAACACCTCTTTCAAATGTAGTTGTGCTTGTAGCTGTAATATCTGTTTGTCCATCATAATTTAATGCGTCACCATCAATACGACCATACATAGGTAATACTGCATACGCAGTTCCTGTTTGTGAACTAAAAGCATTTTTAATTTCTGCATTTCCTTTTAATGCTCTTGATTTTAATAATTCATTTTTCTTTAATTTTGGTACTCTTTCTACATAGGCTCCAAACGCTTGTGGATTAAAACTTTTTGAATCAAATTTTGCCATATTATATTCCCTCTTTCTTTATTTAAATTTGTACATTAGGATTTTCTTCTAGATATTTGCATAATTCAGTATAAGACATTTTACTTGTATCTTTTGGTACTGGATCTTTTATTGAATTATCAGTAGGTTCTACTCCTGAAAACTTAGGTTTTTGTTCTTCTGCAAATAAATAACTATCACTCTTTTTAAGTGCTTCTATTTGTTCTGAAAGTCCTAAAACATTTTCACCTTCTAATTTAATGCCTTCTAAATTTAAAAGAGCTTTAACAGCCTTTGTATTTCTTACATTAGCACCTTTTAAAGCTCCTTCTAATGCATAATTAAATTGCATATCCTGTATTTTCTTTTCATAGTCTTTAACCTTAGTTTCATAATCTGTAACCTTGGTTTGAAGTTCTTCATTATCTTTATTACTTTTCTTTAAATCAGTAATAGTTGTGTTAGCATTTTTAAGCTGCTCATCTAAAGCATCAAATTTATCTTTAGTAATATATTGCTTACTATCTACTAAATCAACATCCTTGTATTTAGTTTGTAGTTCTTCTGGTATTTGAGAATAAGCTTCTCCTAAAATTTCACTTAATTTTGGCATATTATTTACTCCCTTCTTTTATTTATTTTTAGTTCCTAATACATTTCTTTCTATCCTGTCCTCAACACGTCTATTAAGCCACATTAAAGCTTCTTCTATGTGGCTTAACGCACAGGCATTTTCTCTGCTTGAATAAGGTCCAGCTTGGAAACATTGTAATCTATGCCTTACTATCTCTAATAGATCTTCATTAGCTACACCAGGCACACTTCCTTCTTCTTTTCTTGCACCATTTTGAAATTGAATACAACCCACAGTTTGAGCTTTATCGGCTGTAGTAATCAAATAAGCGTGATTAGCACCACCATTTCCCTCCTCATCATGCGGGTAAACATTGTTCAAATTTTCTCTTTTTTGAATAGTATTTAATTTGTACATTTATATCATTCCTTTCTTTTAGATAAAATAAAAAGCCTTATTTCTAAGACTTACCCTTCTTTTCATTCATGCAATTAATTTCTTTTGTAACATCCATAATAAGCTTTAATTCTCCTATTCATATATACCTTTAACAGCATTTTCTAACTCCCTTTTCATATATTTCTCAAGCTTCTTAATCAATTCATCAATATCAACTTTTTTTGTAGCTCCATCATTAATTTGTATTGTTGGAGTTAAAGTAATAAATTTCGCGTCACGTTTAAAATGCTTACACTCAATTTTAAAATTGTTCCACATAAAATTCCAATCTTCTAATGGTATTTTATTATTAACAAATTTACAAACTTTATAATGAATACATTTAGTACAATTAGATTGTTCCATTCAATATCACCTCATTTTTAGGCATAATAAATGCGCATACTATTTTTACTTAATAAGTTCTGAAGCTTAAGCAACATATTTCTCATACCATTGTTTATAGCTTATGTTCCCATCTATATAGTAAATTTCACCTTCACTATCTCTAGCTATTCTTTCTATATCAAATGTATCTGCAAAATAAGGAATTATTGTAGTTCTGCAATTGGGATGAAACGGCGGAGCATTAACTCCTATTTCTTTTTCAGATACTTTAAATACTTTTCCATCCAATGATCTACATATTTTACTCGTATGTAAGTCTAAAGTAGCAAGTATTTCATATTCTTTAACAACTCCACTTCCAATATAGCTGTTAAATGTTGCTTTAGAAACAACATTAGCGCTTTCAGTATTAACCAATGTTCTAGCTCTGTTTCCACCTACTTCCATTCTTTCAGCTATTATTTTAGAAGTTTTATCTATGCTATCACCACGGATAAAGGCTTGTGTTAAATTAGTCTGTAGCTCCATAATTAACTTATCTTTGTTGTTCCATATCCTACTACTATAATTATCTCCATGCCATGGTTCTGTAATTACCTTATTTATTGTATTAGTATCTAACTTAGCAAAATTAATACCTATTCCTAAGCCTTTGTGTACTTCAAAGATATTCCTATAATAAGTATCCTCATATATTCCATTTAAAAGGCTTGTGGTATTATCTTGCTGTTTACTATATAAATCTTCTATGCTATTCCTTATTTGAGTTTGTAGAGCTTGTAACCTAGTAACTCTTACCTTATAAGATACATTATTTAATTCTTTTTCCCACTGCAAATTTTTATTATCTTTAGCTTTCCGAGTAAACTCTTTTAAGTCCATCTTAAATTCACGTAGTTCATTAGAATTTAAAAGCCTTCTAGCTTCTTGTAAAGATATTTCATTATTCTGCGAAAATCTGGCATAAAAAATTTCTATATCTTTTTGTATGCTGCTTAAAGCTTCCATATACTCTAAATGTAAACTTAGAATATAATTATCTGTTTTCTTAAACTGTTTACTAGCTACAACTTGAGAACGTTTTTCCCAGTAATCCCTACTCTTCATCTACATCATCCTTAGGATCATCTTCTAAAGGGAAATTGGGATACATTGATTCATGTTCTTCTTTCTGTTTTTTAATCTTTTCTAATTCATCTTTAGTAGCCCATGGATGATTGGCTACTATAGTTTCATCTGATATAATACCAACACTATTTTGACAATTATTAATACTATCAGTTTCATTTATAAGGGTATCACGATTGAAGATAAATTCTACATTTTCACCTGTATAATCTCCTTGTCCAGTATTAATTAAATGCTGATTCACAAACCACAATAGATATTCAAGTGATGCCTGGAACTCTGTCTCTATTATATTACAATCCATATCTAAATCATTATATAAAAACTTTAATGATATTCCAGATGGACTATTACCAAACTTATCTGATTGAGTATCTACACCTCTACCAAATTCGTAAATATCCTTTCGTGTTTGTTCTATATGAGTTTTATAAGCTTCAACATTAATTTCTAAATTCCTTGTTTCTACTCCACCATCACCAGCAACCTTAACAGCTCTGTAAAGGCTTATATTTCTTCTAAACTCTCCTAAGTTTTCACCATCATAATCCTTAAGAACATAGATACTATTGGGCAAGTCCTCAAGGTTATTACTATTGTCGCTTTTATTTCTGTCATAATCATCTACTAAGGACTTAACAAACTTAATTAATGGCTGTTCTTCATCATTGTATTTGAAATATACAAAAGGCACTTTAGACCAGGTAAATGACTGTTTATTTCCTTTATCATCTACCATACTAAAATGCCCTTCATCTTCTGGAGCTTCAACATCAAGTATTAATTTACCATTATCATTAACATATCTTAATACTTGTTTTGTGTCCCAGTATTCAACCTTTTGTACTGTCTTTTTATTTTTACCTTCATAAACTATAACTTCATAAACTCTAATAAGTGCATCAAGCTTTGTATGTTCACTATCTTTCCATAGTGGAATAATTTCTTCACTAGGTAATCTCTTAAATCGTAGTTCACCATCTGAATTATAATAAATTTGAGCCCACGCTATACCTTTATTAATGGCATCTTTACCTAAATTCTTAAGTAATCTCATAAAGGACTTATTAAATATATCATCTAATACATTTTTATATGTTTCGTTATCAGTTTGTACACTTAAAGGCTTACTTAATAAATAACCCACTTTCTGGTCTGCGAGCTTTCTAACAAATTGATGTACTAGTTTATTATTTGCTAAGTTCTTAACTTCTTCTAATTCTCCATCTTCACCTATAGCCATTCTTTTACGTTTTAGTATATCAGTATCGCCCTTATAATATCTTTCTCCATCTAACATTAATTGTCTTGTTTGTGAGCCATGCCATTCTTTTATTTCTTCTTGGATAATTTCTTCTAGGCTCATTACTGAATTAGATCCATTGCTTAATATCTTATCTATAAAAAACATCTAAACACCTCCTTAATCAAATGAAATTGAATTGCCTTGTCCTATCTTTTCAGCTATTCCGGTTGTAGCATCTGGAGCGTCATCATGCTTATTCTTACCTTCACGTTGGTATTTGTTCATTGCCCCATAATACTCTGGCCATCTATCTCTCCAATTAATTGGATAATAAATATGGTCCATTACCCATGTAGAATTAGAAAGTATTCTAGCTTTTTTATTTTTACTTTGATGGAACCACTTAACTTTTGTTTTATTGCTATTGAATTTCTCTTTTAATATTCTTTCTACACTTCTTGCAAAACCACGACCGCCATTATTACTCTCTATATCTGCTATGTTAACTTCATTTTCATAAAGCATTTTAGCTGTTGCGGTTTCTGTAACTTCCATAGGCTCCTTAGTATATAAAACATCTAATACATAAGCTTCCTTGTTATATTCACCATAAACAATACAACATAAATAGTCTGAACCTTCATCAGCAGTATCTATATAAGCTTTAATTCTAGTAAACAATGAGTTGCCATTAGTATCTTTAGGTATATGATTATATTTCTTAAAGTCACTATATAACCTTCCTTTTAAGTCTATAGGTTCCTGTTGATAGTTAGCACTGGCTATATCCTCACCCATTGCTTTTACTTTATTTTTATAACTCCTATAGCTTAATACTTCAGGACATAACATTTGTTTCTTTTCTTTATTAACTAATGCCTTCATAGATATATGTCTAACCTTTATTCCTTGTTCCTTGTAATAATCTAATGCTCTACCAGCTAAATCACCACTGGCCCATCTAGTCATTATGATTATTATCTTTCCACCTTCTTCAAGCCTAGATAACATAGTGTTAGTAAACCAATCCCAATGTTTTTCTAATACTGCTTCATTGTAAGCTTCTTCAGCATTTTTAATAAGGTCATCTATAATTAACAATGAAGCCCCAAATCCTGTAGCTGTACCTGTTGGAGAAGTTGCTAAATAGTTATTATATCCACCTTCTAATGACCATAGATTCATAGCTCCATCACCGTGTTTTATTCTTACTCCTGGAAACACATCGCTAAATACTGGTTTATATTTATCTGCTTTTTCCTCTTGTATAGAATTCCTTACATTCTTAGAAAACATAGTTGATAAAGTTTCATTATATGATCCTGTCATTATTTTTTCATTCTGATCATTGCCAAGAACCCATTCAACAAATAGCCCTGCTGTTCTACTTTTTCCATGTCTAGGAGGTTCATTTACTATCATTACCTCTTCGTCAGAAGAAAGGAACTCCTGGAACTCATTACATAGCTCAACTAAATAGGTCCTATCTTGCTTATAAAAATCTGGTGCTTTTAAATTGCAATAAAAAAAGAACTTACGTCTTGCAAGTTCTATCTTTGCTCCTAATTGTATTAATTCTTTATCCATCTTCTTCACCAGCTAATTTTAATAGCTGCTCTGTAGTTAAATTTTCATATGGATTATTAACTTTCATATTGCCTGTAACTTCTACTTTATCCTTAAACATCCCTAAGTGTTTACCTAATTGAATAAGCGCATTATCTCTCTCATAAAGTTTAAACTTAAATTGCCCATCTTTACCTATGCTAATCTCTGATATATTTTTTGTATCTATATCGTCACTATCTTTCATATTAACTATAGTTCTATAATCTTGCACCGGTAGGCCATCAGAATCATAGCCAACAAATACTTTTTCAGTTCTAAAGGAAAGATAGTTCTTAATATCATCATTAGCTATGCTTGCAAACTCTTTTACTACATCATCTTGTTTAATTTCTGTTCTTTTTTCCCTGTCTTTCATTCTTTTATCAATATATTCTTTAACCTTAACATTCCTTAACATTCTACTTGCTGCTGCATTTGCTGTTTCATCTTTCTTTATACTTTTATATGCTGCCTTATAAGCTCTAGTGGCATTAAGATCCACTAGGTATTCATCACAAAATATTTTCTGCTTTGGTGTTAGCTTCACAATGCCACCCTCCTTTTTAAATATTAATTTTATAATACAACCACAATATATAGTATGAGTTGTACACATTATCCACAATACGTTGTGTATAACTTAATTTATCTTTGCCTTATTGCTCCTTTAATTCTTTTATAAGATCTATGATTCATACATTTATCTATATCTCCATAAGTATTTAATTTTAATTCCAACACTTCACATTTTTTATATCTATCACAGGCGGGATTGCCAAATAAACAGGCGCAAATTAAATTTTTACCTTTCCACCTAGTATTAAATTTATATCTCACATATAATCACCACTCCTGCAAATATTATTTCTTAGCCTTTGCTAAGTATGTAAAAAAGCACCTGTTAAGGTGCTCTCAGTACATATACACATTTAAGTAGGAGGATTTTCACCTCCTTATATTTTTTTACAATATCATTATACTACATGATATCTTCATTTGAATTTAGTATAAACTAAGTCTTATCAAAGTTTTTCCTTGATAAAAACTAAGTCAATAATTTTATTTATAGCTTTCCTTTTAACTTCACATGCATAGTTATGATCTATATTTAAAACTTGTCCTATTTGTTTATATTGTAATCCTTCAAAACATTTCATTTTGATTACTTTTTTTTCAGTATCATTTAATACATTAATTGCATTATCTATTTTTTTAATAAGTCTTATTTTTTTATTTAATTTATAATTTAATTTTTCTAAAAGTTTTTCTTTATTAATAATTTCATTCTCAACATTAGAATTAAAAGCATTGGTGGGAGTACTTTTTTCTTCATAACTCATTGCTCCTACACCTTTATATTCTAATTTAATATCTTCTATTTCTATTTGTAAATTATCTATTTCACTTTTAATTTTAATATAATCATTTAGCAAGTTTTCTGTCTTTTTATAATAATTCAAGCAAATTCACCTCTTTTTTAAGTTTATCTGTAACACTTTTAAGGGGTATCTGTAACAACTACTTTGGCTATATTATTAACTTTGAAGTGATTTTGTTACAGAAAAAGCGTTACATATATATAATAATTTCTTTATTATATATAATAAGTTATATTAAAAGTAATTTAATATATAAAGAAAATTATTTTATCTGTAACTCTGTAACACATTAGACTCAAAGTGTTGATATGACTACTTTATAAGGTGTTACAGATATTTTATTTTATTTGTAACAAAGTGTATTATAAGATACTATTGTAACTGTTGCTGTTGCTATGTTGGAGGGGTGTTACAGATGAATAACCTATCTGTAACAATAAATTAATTAAAATTTACCATTTAGGTAATCCCCCTTAATCTCATAATAAATAAATCTTGAACTAACTTTAGTAGGTTCTTTAGCAAACATTTTAATTGCTAATGCAGAAATAGAATTCAATTCTTTAGTAGGAATTTTGAATCTAGTCCACGCTTCGTTATCTTTTTTGAATAGCCTCATTTCCATATAATATACTCCCTTACAATTATTTCACATTATAACTTCTTATAAACTCTCTTTTGTTTCCCATTAACTCTAATTACAGTGTCCGAATTATAACCTTGCTTTTTAACTTCTCTGCCAAATACAGGTTTGGAAACAGATTTTAAACCATTTTCACTACACCAAGCTGAATATCTTAAATAAACTTCTTTTACTGGTTCATTCTCTATGTCGTTGTCCTCTAAGAATCCAACTATAGGATTATTTATAGCTTCGTATTCTTCCCAAACTCGGTTACATACTTCAGCATGAGTAAAGCTGTGATTAATTAATACTCTGTTTAATCCTTCCAAAGCTAATTTAAGTAAGTATTCCATGGCTTCATGACTTGTGAGCTTATCTAGTATAAATGGGTCGTAGTCTTTATCCTTTTTGCTGAAAGTTGCATTGAAAGGAATAAAAATTAATCTTCTTTTAAGTCCACCACTAAGGTCATTTATTCTTGGAAGTTCATTAGCTGAAAAAATTAATTTACTATAATTTTTAAAGTCAAATGGATCTCTTCCTTTTCTCTCTACATTTACTTTTTCCCCAGTAACTAATTTTTTAAAGGTGCTATTATCTTCAATGTACTTATTACTTATATCATCACCTATATTAGCCAACTTACCTTCCAACTGAAATGTTTTAAAACGGTGATTGAGTTCTTCTAAAGATACTGAAGCTATATTTTCCTCTCCAAGTAATTCATTTAGTACCTCCAATAGTGTTGACTTTCCATTAGCCCCTTGGCCAGTTAATATGAAAGCTTTTCCCAATTCATTACGTCTGAATAATGTATAACCTATCATTTCCTCTATTAACAATCTGAGTTGCTTATCTTTACAACATATTTTGTCTAAAGTCTTGTCCATAGTTTGTGAGTAAGCATTTGGATTATAAGACCATGGAATTCTATTTTTTATAATATAGGGACTATTAAACTCCAGTAATTTTTTAGATTCTAAATCAAAGATCCCATTATCTAGTGTAATGTATTTTGGATTAGCCATTTTACTATTCTTACATAACAAATCTAAATATCTTAATACCTCTGTTCTAGTACTATTAGTGGAATTATTTATATATTTAAGCATTGTTTTTTCAATCTCTTTTGTATCACTTGAATAATAATTATTCTTATAGATATGAAGTTCATCATTTATTTTTATAATTTTCTCGTTATCTCTTAAATATAATGCTAATTTCTCATATTGCAATTTACTTTTTATATAAAATGATTCTTTTAAAAATGCTTCATCACGTAAAATAACTTCTATTTCTTTTTCATCTAGTGGATCTTTAAGTATGTCTTTATTTATAATTTTTATAGTTTCCCTAATATCTTCTTTTGTTAAACCTTTTTGTTGTAGAGTTAATATATATCCATATAAACTACTATTTCTACCATCACCTTCAGCCATAGTACTAAAATTAATTTCCCTTTTGGTAAGAGGTATTAACCATGCTGGCAATGTGTCTATATCATCTACTGTTTTTAAAAATTTTCTTTTTCTACCTTTTACTTTTAAAGGCACTACTGCATTTTGTATTCCAAGTCCAACATCTATTTTTATTCCTAGTGCAGTATAATAACCTTGTTTTCTTCTCTCTATTCCTGGATTAAGAAAATAAAAATGTTTTCCCCTAGTGGTTTGTAATACTGTAGTATTTATGTTTAATTCTTTTATTATTTTATATAAAATATCTGATTGTTCTTCATCATCTATATCAATTTGTATTATGTTATCTTTTAATACTCCTCCATAAGAATTTAAAGATTCTACATCTTCTAATTTATAAAAATCTGTTCTATCTTTATATTCTTCAGTAGGGTGTTTCCCATCCCTACCTCCAGTTGGTATATAACCTTTCCACATCTATATCACCCTACCTTTTAAGCTCCCTATTTCTTTCTAACTGGTAGCACTAAATCTAATTTATTATTTTCTTTTATTACCATTGGATTTACACAATATGTTAATTCTAAAGTTGCATTGTCATAATTCTTAAATGCATCTATTAAATAATCTGCATTAAATGAAATTTCTAAAGGTTCACCTTGTAACTCTATAGTTATACTTTCTTCTACTGTTGCAACTTCGTTATTAGCTTTAATAATTAACTTATTCTTTTGAAAATCTAAATCTGCAATATTAAATTTATTCTTTTTATAGTCTTTTAAAATATCAAGTATAGATTTAGTTTCTAATGTAACTTTAGTATTATAATCCTCTGGAATTATAGATTTATAATTTATATAATCACCTATTTGCCTGTTTCCTATAACTTCTAAATCACCAAACTTAAATTTAACATAATTATCATTGTAATAAATTTTAACATCACGTTCATATTTAACTTTTTTAATTACTTTTATTAAATCTGCTGGTACAATAACCGGTTCTTTAGTTTGAAAATTTCCTTTTCTTAAAGCTAATCTATATCCATCTAAAGCTATAAATTCACTATTATTTATACAAAGGCCATTAAGTATTAGTCTAATTTCATCTTTAGCCATTGCATAACTACAACTTAATAAGTGTTTTAATTCATCTATTGGTATAGTAATTAAATGATTTTCTATGTTTATTGGCATATCTACTAGTTGACTAGGAATATATTTAATTTTTCTATTACCAGATATAATAGTATCTTCTGTTATAATTACTTTTGCATCTTTGGGTAATAATTTTAAAACATATCTATTTATAGAGGTTTGTCCATCATTACAGTTTCCATTAAGTTTTTTAATGATTTGATTCTTAAATGTAACGTCCTCCTGTTCATGTGCCACGATATAAGTTTCATTATTCACATTCATAAAACTTATATTATCAGCTTTAGATAAACTTAAAATTTCATGTATATAATGCGAATTTAATACTGTTGTCATATTACCACTCTACTTTCTGTATATTCTCTTCTCCAATTTTTATATATTTTTTCAGATTCATTTACGCTAACCTTAAATTTATTTTTAATTTCATTAACTCCCTGAGTAGGATTTAATGTTGATAAATACCCATCCATCCATTCTGAAATAGTTTTTGGTTCACTTTTTTTAGTTCTACGTAAATTTAATTTTGTTAACCTGGCAGCAATAGCTCCAGAACTTCTATTTAATTTTTTAGCAAGTTGTTTATTGGTCATTTTTAAGTAATTATTTTTTATAAAATTATCTTCTTTAGCTGAATAATCACCTTTTTTAACCACATTTATTCACTCCTATTAACACTATCTTCTACCCTAAAACACCCTTTAGGATATCTTTTTTCTAACTTCTCTATGTTATATTTAGCTATATCTTCTAAACTCATATTTATGCTATTTGCGATTAAATTTATATACCAAAGTGTGTCACCTAACTCATTTATTATTTTATCTTCATCTAATTGATGGCCTTGATACATAAATTTCTTAACTATGTCAATTACTTCTCCGCTCTCTCCTGTAAGTCCCATTACACCATTTATAAGCTGGTCTATGTTATCGGTGTAAGTGCATTTAGTTCTCAATGCTTTTTCTTGATATTCTTTAAAATTCAATTATTCCTCACCTTCCAATTCAATTAAAGTCATAATACTGTAATTCGCAAGATCCATTAATGTATCTTTTATACTTTCATCCACTAGAGCATCCTTAGTACATAAGCTTTGCAACCTATTAATTTTATCTGTAATTCTAGTAACCGCACTTATTATTCCTAATTTCTTATAAGTTTCTCCAAAACTATCACCATAATCATGATTCTTAACTTTATAAATTTTATTAAGTTCCTCGCATATAATTTTATGTTTATTTGCTTTATCCATCATTACTACCTCCTAAAATTGACCTACTTTTCGACGTGCTGTTTTCTCCATGCCCTTAATTTGTATATCCTTAATATTTGATTTTAATAATTTAGCTTTGTATTTCTTTTCTCTTAATCTTAAATCTGCATAATCCATAAACTTATCTTTATTAGTTTTCACATTTACCTCCATTTTTGAATTATAAATTAAATATATATATCTTTATCAGATACATCCACACCATCAATTTTTAAGACTTTATGCTTTAAATCTTCTCTTACTTCTACTTCCATTTCTACCTCATAGCCTAGATAAACCAATTTTTCACTATTTTTAAATCCTCTATGTTCTGCCTTTTCTTCTATATCCCAATTCTCCTCTTTATCTCTACCAAAATAAATTTTTTCAATAAAACTTTTCATAAAATTCACCTCATTTTTGAATTGTGTATTAATCTTTAATTTTAATTGTTTCTGTTAAATTCTCAGTTTTAAGTGTTTTTAAGTCATCCATTATCTCTCCCATATATTCACTTAAAACCATAAAAAAGGCTACTATTATTGCTATCCATGAAAAAGGATTCCACATATTCAATCCACGTTCATAATTAACCTTGTAACGCTTACCTTCATTTATAGATTCAATAAACTCTAATTTATTTATTTTTACTTTTATAATCTTTAAATATTTATCCAATTTATAGACTTTTGAGTTAAGACACCTAAATTTAATAATTTTTTTTGCTATTTTTTCTTTTCTTTTATCCAATTGTATATTCACCTCTTTACGTCATCTTAATTTCAAATTCCGACCTAACCTATAAAATCTTTTATCCTTTTCCAAGCCACATCTATATACCACTTCTTATCCAATTTACGTGGTACTGTCTTATCACTTATGTCTGAATTATCTATAAAACATCTTAATGGTGTACTTGCTATTTTCTCTTTAGTTCCACCTTCTGTTTTCACTTTAAATACCCCAGTGTCACTCCTGGACCTACTAGCAAATACTCTTAAAACTCTTTCATCTAATTTTTTATCACCGTGAAAACCGTATAAATATTTACTACTTATCTTAACTACCTTCTGAAACTCCTTTAGTTGATTACAATTTAAAATAGTTTCCTCTGGTGTAATTCCCTCTATAAAGTAATCCATTAAAGCTTGATTTACTATTGGTAAATCATAATCCAACTTATTTAATGATTTAACATAAGCACCTTTAGATTTTATTTTTCCATTTTCCATTACTATAAGATAGTTATTTACATCTTTTTGCACTACTTTTTTAATATGGTCATGGTCTAGTGTCATACATGTTCTTTTACACCATTCTTCACATATAAATTTATAAGTTTCTATATCTTTCTCGCTCTCCAACTTCCACATAACACCGTCTGTATTCGATTGAATTAATTTAACTCCTGGTAATTTTTCCGTTACTTTTTCTATAAGGTCCAGCAACATTAACTGTCCGTTTATACAAACATTATTAGCTTGTAATGGGTCAAATAGATTATTATATTTATCTTTGGAAGCTCCATAGGTGCTATTTAAAACTATTTTATATGGCTGCTGTTCTTTCTTTTTACCTTCTTTTTTAAGCTGCATACGATAATCATAAATTTCCTTATACTTACTCTTATCTCTTACATTTCTACTTAAAAAATCATACTGTATCATAAGTGAAGGATAGAAACTTCCAACATCTGAATTAATAAAAATTCCCTCATCTTGGTATTTATCTCTTGCTCCATGAAGTCCACCCCAACCAAATATATGAGGTACTCCAGTAACTTCTATTTCAAGTGATTTTTTATAATCTCTATTTAGTGGATTCTTATACCAGTTTAAAATTTCTTTATATCTATTAATCTTTATAGTTGGTACTATATTTATTTCAAATTCATCTTCATGATCTTGTTTATTTGCACCTAATATAATTCCACTTAATTGAGCTTTAGTTTTACTTATATATTTAAGTGGTAACTTGAAATTTTTAATTAATCCCATGTGGGCTTCAAATTCTTCAATCCTATTTATAAATACTTCCATGGTTTGCTCTACGTCATGGTTACAATAAAAAATTACTTCCTGGAGTTCTTTCTCTGTAAGTTTTCTATCTATATTAAAGCTAACAGTAGTTTCTCGAATATCATTTCCCATAAAGCCCTCTAACTGTTTTAAACCATGGAATGAAGTCATTACATCATAATTAAACAATTGAATCTTAAATAAAGTGCTGGAGAACTTCCAAGCTGGTTTATGTTCTACTATAATATAGTCATTTAACTCTTTAGGATTAAATCCAGCAATTATTGCTTTTAAAATCCATTGGTCATAGCTTCTAGAGTTATAACCACACCAAATATTATCTTTATTAGTTTCATAGAAGTTTCTTAATTCTTCAACATTATTTACTATGGTGTGAGTTTTCTTTGTATCGGTATCTTTTATTACTACTAACCAATCGTGTTTAAATACTTCAAAGTCATAGAAAAGCATTAATTATCACCTCGATATTTTGCATTAACTATTTTGACTATAAACTCTGCATCTTCTACAGTAATACAATCATATATATCATCAAATACTACAAAATCATTGTTAACATCTCTTATACAACACTTATCTTTTTCATCTATGTGCCAAGGTAATGGACTATGCATATTATCACCACCCTTTTATTACAAAGGGGAGCCCGTACACTCCCCATCCCTTTTAAACTTCAAATATATCTTTTATTTCATACTCACTAAACTTATTATTTTTCTTATTAGCTGTATAACTAAGTTGATATTCCAATTTACCGTCTATAGCTTCAGCTATATCCATAAGTAAGTTATTGTATTGTGAAAAACATTCAAATTCTACATCTACACCACTGTCCAAGGATCTTAACATTTCCTTTGACTTATGAAGTCCAAAACCACTTGATAATACTTGGTTATAGAAAATAAGTGAACCTTTATATTCTCCAGTTAAAATTTTGAACCATATTGAAAGCATTGGATCTCCTTTTCTACTTTCTTTAAGTTCTAACTTATCAACTTTTACTTCATACTCTCCATGTGGCACTTCCTTAAAATCGCCACCACCATTATTTTTAGCTTCTTCAGCATCTTTTTTTAAACCCTCTACGTCTATGTTCTTATCAAATTTATCCCATATGTTAGCCATTATTAATTTTCCTCCTTATAATTACTTAATATATTTAATATTTGCTCTAAATCATCTGCATTAAGCCTTTTCCAATTAAATCTTAGTAATTTATTAACTTTTTTTCTTCTCTTTTCTCTTTCCACATATTGTTTTATATCTCTTATTAGGAAATCACTTATTCCACAGCCATCTTTTTGTTGTAGATTTTCTATATAAAACTTCTTTTTAGGTAAACACTCCACTGTAATATACTTTCTTCCTATACTTTTAATAGTAGTTTCAATTATATGACCTGAACGTCCTATATATTTACGTAACCAAATTTTATCCCCTACTTTCATTACTCTTCATCAGCCTTTCTTCTACGTCTTCTCTTAGGCTTTTCTTCCTTAGTTTCTTCTTTTGGTTCCTCTGTAGGTTCTTCTTTAGGCTCGTTTACTTCTTCTAAAGTAGTTTCTTTAACTTCTTCCTCTACTGGAGCATCTTCTTTTTTAGATCTTCTTATAGTTGACTTTTCTTCTTTTTTATCCTCAACTGGAGTAGTTTTTTCTTTTTTAGGTTCTTTTTTACCAGCATTAGCTTCATCATATACTTTCATTAAAGCTTTATATTCAAGAGGGATTCTATTGCTTTCAACAGTTAATCTTCCTCCACCAAATATTACTTCACTTGGTTTAAAATCCATAAATCTTTCATCACCTTCTGCAATTACTCTCGCCACTATATCAACCATGCCCGCTATTTTATTAGCTGCTTTTTCTTGAATATTGGGAGCAATCCTCGTAACTTTATCACCACTTTTTTTAGTTACATCTTTACTCATATCCTCATGAGATATTAAAATAATATTTTCATAATCCAAATTCATTAATCTTTTAAGTGTACTTAGAAACTCTGTCCTCACCATGTCCCATGCCTTAAAGCTGTTATCACTTTCATGTTCTATTCCCAACTTATCGTACATATACAATCTACAATGTTCATAAGTATCTTCTAATAAATCTACGATTATAGTTTTAAAATCATTTTGTTTCTTTTCTAACTCTTCTATTACTTCTTTAAAAATTTCCCATGCTAAAGTTCTTTTTGTCATTCTACCTTCAACTACAACTTTATCTTTAATTGGTAAGAATGGAGCATCTACAAACTTTATATTTCCGTCAGTGTTTAACATTAATGGATTTGGAAACTTATTCGCTAAAGTAGTTTTTCCACTAAATGGTGCTCCATACCACCACATTACTTTTTTACTAACCTCACTTATTTCTCTTCTTTCAGTACTTGGTAATATCATATAATCAATTCCTTTCATGCAATAATCTTTATATTCACACCAATCACATAGACGTGTTGGATTTTTCTTATACTCTTTTACTTCCGTAGTATCTATAATGCTATCCATAAACTCTATAACCTTGTTAGGATTGTAAGGTACTTCTAATAAGTTAATTTCACTTTTCTTTAGTTCTTCTATAAGTCTTTTCCTAAACTTATATAAATCTTCCGTTTTCTTCTGTCTTATGGAGATTTTAGGAATAAATATAAATCCTAATTTTCTAACTTTAAATCCTTTTTGCTCCAGGAAGTATTTATAAATGTGTAATTGTGGGCTTTCCATATAATGCTCTATAGCATTGCTATATTTGAAATCAAATACATCTACTGTACCATCAAGAAAATTTTTAACTATTAAGTCCACTATTCCACGAAATCTATGAGTACTAATTAAATACTCTTGAGCATATATATTAATATCTAGTAAAAGCTCTTTTATCTTTGGTATTAAATACTCAAATTTTATAATTTCATTTATGTGGTTATCAGTTAATACATAATAATTTGATTTGTAGAATTCTAATGCTGCTTTTAAATCTTTTTCTGCTCCAGTATGAATTGTATTTCCACATATAAGAGCATTGTTTGGTTCGTAGTCTGGAATAGTTTTAAGCTTGTCTACATATCGTAATTTATATTTATAAGGGCAAGAATTAAAAGTTTCTACTCTCGAATGTGAATATTGCAAATGTTAACCTCCTTTCAATATTTGTTATTGCCATTTTTCATAATTTTAACCATTTAATAATTCCCACATATCTTTTTTAAACTGTTCAAAATCTTTAGGATATAATATATACCCAAGTCCTCTGCACTCTTGTATAAGTCTTACATTACGTTTCTGTAATTCACTAGGCTTACCGTTAGGTGCTTTAACTTCTATTCCTACAAAGTGACCATCAACACAAGCTATAATATCTGGAATACCGCTCTTACTATATGGTCCTGCCCAATATTTAAAAAACCATGTATGTGGTAAATCACTTAAAAACTTCTTTATTTCATTTTCAAATTTCTTTTCTGCTGCCATTCTAATTCACCAACTTTTCTTTAGGTTGTCTTGATTTATAAATATAACACACGTTTGAAGTGTTAAACATTTTTAATCCTCTTTTATAGTGGTCCACTTATAACCATTGGTATTTAAGAAATCTTCCAACATATCAAGTTGTTTTTCAGTTCCCTCTATCTCATAAACATCTATAAATATTTCTTCATTTTTATTAGGTTTTTCTACTACTTGAGTTTGTTGTTTTGGTGTACTATTTAGTTTATTCTTAAGACTTTCAGCATCATTTTCTATTTGCTCTAACACATTTTGAACGTCTGTATATTCCAAAATACTTACATAAGGTGGACTTACTAAATTTAAATTATATTTTGTATTAATAACCTCTATTTTAGATTTTATTAAGTCTTCATTAGCCTTAAGAGTAGCCTGTTGGAGTAAGATATTATCAGCAACTTTTATTAAATCCTCTTTAATACTTTTTAATGAAGTTGATTTATTTAAATAACTATCCTCTAGTGGTAAGTTATCAACATCTTTTAGCTTACATACTTCTTTAATAACTTTTTCAACTTCCATTTTCTTTTCTTCTTTTCTCTTAATTTCAAACTGTTCAGCCTGTTCATTTATTGGATTTATAACTTCATCAAACTTTCTGTTAAGTTCTTTACATTGGTTCTCAAATTCTGTTACTGATTTAGTAAGTTCTTTTTTAGTTTTCTTTCTAAATTCATCAAGTGATTTTTTTCCTTTTCTCAAGTCTGCTATAACTTTTTTACCATCTTTTATAGTATCTTCTGTTATGGTAATGCCGGTATATTTTTTAAGTACTTCATCAAGCTGTTTGGATATTTCATCATAGTTAAAATTAATTTGCGCCGGTGTTGTGTTTAACACTTGAATTTGTAATTTATTCATTTATATTTCCTCCAATTCTTCAAATAGCTTATTTGTATAATCCCTACGTTCTTTTAAAGTTTCAAATATCTGTTCTTCTATAGATCCTTTAGTTATCAAATACCAATACATACAAGTTCGTGTTTGGCCTATACGATGTGTCCTCTTCTTAGATTGTTCAAAGAGTTCTGAAGCTAGTGGTAAGCTGTAGTAAATAATCTTATTAGATTTCTGTAAATTAAGACCCATGGCTCCAGCCTGGTACTGTACTAACACCACAGTGTTATCTTTAGATTTATAACTTTCTAGGTCTTTAGTTTGTCCATTTACTATGGATATTGGTTTTTCTAATCTAATACACAAGTCTTTAATTTGTTCCATTTCTTCTGTAAAGTTATAAAATATAATTACTCTATCTTGTGTACTCTCTAGTAAATCTTTTAAAGCATTTAATTTATTAGAATTATATTGACTTGCTAACTGTCTTAAATACAACATCTTAGTTAAACTTGTATCACCAACCAGCTCTGTATTATCAATAGTAATCAATCTTTCTTTCTTAAACTTCTTATACTCTTTAGTATTATCTACTGTTACTGGTATTTCTACTTGCTCTGGAAGGTCAAATACTTCCTCAGTTTTCATAAATATAGATCCATGGTCGTGTAGCTTTTTCTTTAGCCTGTCTACATTCTTATATCCTGTAACCTTAGGAATTTTAAAACCTCCAACATCCATATTTATAAACTTTATATACTGTTGCCAATAAAGTTTTTTAGATATATTCCAACCTAATAACTTACATTGTGTTAAAAGTTCTTCAAATTTTCCGCCACAGGGCGTGCCTGATAAAAGTATTACATTCTCTGCTTTAAGTTTTAATATAAATTTAGTTCTTTTAGATGTTGGATTCTTAATCATAGAACTTTCATCTAACATCAAAGTGAAATTTTCTATCTGTGATAATTTTGGTCTACGCCATACCAAATCGTAGTTTATTATTACAACACTATTGGATGGTATTTCTCTTGTTTTAGAGTATATAAATGTGTTATACTCTGGGTAATATGTTTTGAAGTGCTCACACCAATCTTGTAATTTTGATTTTTGGCAGATTATCAAATTTATATTGGTGTTGAGCTCTTTTAATTTTTCTGACCCTACAAAGGTTTTGCTAACCTAAGCCCATATCCAAGAAAAATCCAACTCTATTAAAATTTTTAACTTCTTCTAAAGCTTTAACTTGATGTGGATATAAGTTCATTGCCAACCACCTTCTTTCTAAGCACATTTGATAAGTGCTTTATTACATCTTTCTGTTATAATTAATAATTCTTCTATGCTTGTACATTTGTTAAATCTAATTTTGTTAAATTTAATATCTGCTATTACCATATCTGATAATTCTTTTGTTAAAATAACACCTCTTTCTGCAAGTAATCTTTTAAGCATTTGTATTCCCTCCTTTACAAATTGATAACAGGTGCTAAGTTAGCTAAAGTTTGACTTAATATACCTTTAAGCTTCTCATTTTCTTGTTTTAGACTTTCCATTTCTCTTTCCATACGTCTACGTTCTAGTGGACTAAATCTTTCTAGCTTAGTACCTTCCAGCTCTGCTATGTGCTGAGGATTAAATCTTATAGAAGGTAATCCTTCCACTGAAGTTATTAATCCTTGTTGTCTATAACTTTCTATTGCTTTTACGCTTACTTGCCATCTTTCAGATAAATCTTTTTGAGTTAATAGTTTATTGTCCATGTATAAACCTCCTTTTGTACTATATATTTTTGCATACGACTTCTTCAATGAAAGCATGCACTGTATTATACTTACTAACTGGTATGTCTTCCCACTTAATTACCTTGAACTCTTTAAAGATTTTACCTTTAGCTCTCCTATAAACATTGCTACTTGCATTAACCGCTATTCCCAAATGCTCACTTAATTGCTCTTTAAGCTTATCTGAAAGTCTTTTGGTATTAATCGATCTGAAACCTATTAAATTCATTGTCTTTTCTATTTGTAAATCCTTTGATTGAATACTGTCTTTTACATAAGTTTCTATATTAGTCATAGCAGTTTGCATGCCTTGTACTACTTGACCTATCATTTGCATACCTTGTGCTAACTGTAAAACAGTTTCTTGACTTACTGATTGTAATTGTCCTTGCTCCCTTGTTTCATCTAAAGTAACTAAGAAGTTCTTATATCTCATTGCTTTTTCAGAATGACATTCGAGTGCTAGGCGCTTTGATAACCAACCACTCATGTAAATTGTGTTTCTATCATCGGTATTTTCTATTTCATCTAGGATATATTGAATTTCTTTGGACGAACCTTCGTCCACACAATTTTTACCAATAAGTTTGAGTTTATTTTTAATATCAATCCATCTTACTTTTGAGTAACCTCTATCTTCTCTAATTAAACCGCAACATTTAGCTGTATGTGCTAAATTAATAAGCGTTACTCCTTTATCTGTTTTTACTTTTACTTCTTGACCTTCAAACGTTGTTATTTCATTCATTGCTTGTCCTCCTTCCTTAATATTTACCTTTAATAAAATTCTTTTTCACATAATCTAAGACCATTTCAGTAAATTCTTTTGATTGCTTATAATTTGTTTCATCAATATCCTTGATAAATTTTAAATTGAATGTTGCTCTAACAATCATATTAATACCACTTTCAACATGCCTTATTAAATAACTATATGGTCCTCTTGTTTCATCTAATTCTGAAAGACTATTATTAATTAGTGTTCTTAAGTTATTCCAACTTATTATGTCTTTCTGTGTTTCTTCTAATTGTTTCTTTAACTCCAAATTTTCTTTTTCCAACTTATTAATATAATCAACTAATTTAGCATCCATTAAATTACCTCCTGCTCTAGAAGCTCTTGAATAGTTACGTGTAAAGCTTTTGCTATTTCTTTCAGATCAACATCAGTTATTCTTCTTTTTCCCTTTTCAATTTTTGAAACTTGAGATTGAGTTAAGTTTGTTTTTTTAGATAATTCATATTGTGTAATTTTATATTTTTCTCTCAAAATTCTAATTTTTTCTCCTGTATACAATTGTTTTCCACCTCCTTTTTTTAATTCTATTTTCGACTTGATTCTATTTTAGGATTAAACTTGATTTTTATCAATTCTATTTTAGACTTATTATGACAAAATAGAATTATTTTCCTTTTATTTACTTCTATTTACTTGACTTTATTCTATTTTTGAATTATTATAAATATAAATTATTCTATTTTAGAATTATTAGGAGGGTTTTATTATGGAAATCAGTGAAAAATTGAAAGATTTAAGAACATTTAAGAATTTATCAACTTATGATTTAGCAGAAAAAACTGGAATACCTCAATCTACTATAAGTAAATTAGAAAACGGTAATCGAAAAATAGATACTGATATATTACAAAAAATAGCTGACGCCATGGACGTTCCAATAGATATATTTTTTCAAAAGCAATCTCCATCAGAAATACTTGGTAAAAAAGTAACATATGAAAAATTAAAGGAATGGGATGACAAATATACTAATGTTGTAGAAGAATCTAAATCTCCCTATGTATCAAATTCATCTTTAAAAGGAGCAATAAGAACAAAACTAATTGAAGATAAACAATTTAAAGATGCTGAGGAAGCTATGAAATTTATTTTGGAACAACCATCGGTAATGGGTTACGGTGGTTTTGATACTTCTAAAATGAGTGACCAAGATATAATTGATTTTGCAAATGAACTATTAAATATAATAAAAATGCTAGGTCCTAAATATAATAAGTAATTTCATATATAAGATGAAAAAATAGTATACAAATTATAGGGGGATTTATGAAGACAGAAGAAATTATACAACTGGCACAAGATATAAAAAATCAATATGGGGAAAATCCAATTAAAATTTGCACTGCATTAGAAATAAGAATTAATTATATAAACCTTAAGCCAAATATATATCCAGCATATACTTTGAAAATCTCTGAAAAACCTATTGTTAATTTAAATAGTCATTTTACAACTAATTCACAAAAGGTACTATGTGCACATGAGTTAGGTCATGTTTTAATGCATGATGATAAATTATTAAATCAGTTTGGTGATGAACATAATGGAATAGAAGAATATGAAGCTAACTTATTCGCAGTAGCTTTATTATTTGACCAAGATGATTTAAGCATAGATATGTCTAATATGGATAATTATTTATTAAAAGAATTATTAGATGTGAATATAAAATTAAAAGTGTGACAAACGGAAATCTATTAATACCAACATTTTAAATCTGTTTTGTTACAGAGTGTGACAAATGAAATAAAATATCTGTAACATATTTAAAGCATTGACATAACTATTTTAAAGCCTTATCTGTTACAGAGTTACACATTTTTTTACTTTCTTTATATATAAAATAAAATAGAAATAACTTTTTATATATTATATAAAGAAATTTAATATATATTGTAACACTTTTATTTGTCACAAATCATTCTTGAATGTTGATATTACTAGATTTTATCAATTTTAAAGTGTGACAAAAGGTGTGACAGATGTAATATAAATTTATTATTTTTAAGAAAGTTGGTGATAAAATGCCCAAAGTAACTATCATAGAACCAAATATCACTCCAGAGGAAAATGAGGAAAACTTAAAACGAATAATTGAAGTATTGGAAAGTATTGCACAAAAGCTAAGTTAGGGTTAATTCCTTAGAATAGCCCTCTGTAATGCATTTTATATACTCTTAGGTATAATATGTCTATTTAATATAAAATATCCTATATGAACGTTAAAAGAAAGGTGAAATTGATGGATTATAATGTAACTTGGAGAAAAAAAGATAAAGGTTGGCAATTTATTATTAGTTATAAAGATTCAACTGGGAAATGGAAACAAAAGAGTAAACAAGGTTTTAAAACTCAAAAAGATGGTAAACCAATTATAGAAAAACTGTTAAAAGACTTAAACTCTAATATTAAAAATAATGTTGATATACATGATAGTGAAAAAAACTTTAAAGAAATTACTGAAATATATTTGGAACATATAATCTTATATAAAGAATATTACACTGTTAAAGGTTATAAAGATTGTTTTTCTAAATTTAACGCTCTGAATGATAAAAAAATAAGAGCTATGCAAAGATGTGATGTACAAAAAATCATCGATAATTTTATAAAAGAAGGTTTAAAACAAAGTACAATTGAAACATATTTAAGACGAATTAATACATTTTTTAAATATGTTAGAGACGATCTAAATTTAATTATAGAACTTCCAACTACAAATATAAAAATTCCAAAAGAAAAAAGTAACACTAATAAAAAAGCTCTTAATAAAAAAGAGTTATATAATTTATTAGAAAATCTAAAAAATAACAAATTTTATATAGTTGCCTTTATAGCTGCAAATACTGGTATGAGATTGGGCGAAATATTAGGATTAACTTGGAATGATGTTGACTTTAAAGATAATACTGTAAATGTAAATAAACAATGGAAAATTTTAAAAAATGGGAAATCTGGCTTCGGGCCTGTTAAGAGTAAAAATTCTAATAGAATAATACCAATATCTAAAAACGTTAAAAATGAACTTAAAAATTATAAAAAAAATAATCCTACTGATATTTACAATAGGGTTGCTCCTTTCAGTACTAATAGTATTAATAATTATTTAAATTCTAAATTAAGAGAATTGGCTAGCATTAGTCTACATGAATTAAGGCACACTTATGCTACATTGTTAATAAGTTCTGGAATTGATTTTAAAACTGTAGCAAAAATACTTGGGCATGATGTAGAGCAGACTATGAGAATTTATAGCCATGTTAATGACGATATGATGAAAAAAGCTACTAATATTATTGAAAATATTTTTTAA